GGAAAAGTACCTGATTACGCGTATTCTGAAGGGTTAAATCAATTTGGCTCATGAATTAGTATCGCTTGTTCAACTCACCTAGTACCTGCTGACAAACTAGGTATAACCAAAGAAAGAATGTAATGGCAGACAAGATTAGAAAACCGGTACCAAAAAATCAAAGAGAGATTTCCATCTCTCAACAAACTCCGTTACTAGACAATCCAAATAATGCAGCAACACCCTTGCCGGTATTCGCTAATCAGAATGATCCAGCAACTGCAAAAGCTTACCGTGCTAAAGAAATCTCAGTAAAAGGAGATACAGATAAACCATACACCGTCGGTATTCAGGACATTGATGAAACAGTAACATACTACTTCAATAATGTAATTAAACCACAAATATACCAAAACGGGACTACTATCCCAGTACCGGTAATTTACGGAAATCCCGAAAGATGGAAGGCAGTTCAAAAAGACGGGTACTACAGGGATAAAAACAGTAAGATTATGTGCCCTATTATTATGTTTAAAAACTCCTCAGTTGAAAAAGAATACACTGTGGGTAATAAACTAGATGCTAATAATCCTCTAAATTATGCAGTAACTGGTAAAAAATACCAAAAAGGGGTAGCCTACAGTAATTTTGATGTTTTAAATAATAGAGAGCCTGTAACCAACTTTCAAGCAGTAGTAATCCCTGATTATGTAACCTTAAATTATGAATGTATTATTTGGACTTACTACCGCGAGCAGATGAACAAGATTGTAGAAGCAATCAACTATTCCTCTGATTCATATTGGGGTGATCCAAGTAAATTTAAATTTAGAGCAAGAATCGATACATTTACTGATAATACAACTCTAAATCAAGGAGAAGAACGTCTGGTAAGAATGTCTTTTAATATAAAGTTAAGAGGTTATATTATACCCGAAACAATTATTAAAGATTTAACTAGTGTAAAGAGATTTTTATCGACCGGAAAAATAACTTTTAACACAGAGATTGATTCAACATTACAGTAAGTTAGGTGGATTTACTCCAAGCTTTTTGAACACTACCTTACTATTTATATTAGAACTATTAAATTAACAAAAATAAAATGGCAGAAACTTTAATATCCCCGGGGGTACTCGCTAGAGAAAACGATCAATCGTTTATTACACAAGGACCAGTTACGGTAGGAGCAGCTATTATAGGACCTACAGCTAAAGGTCCTGTAGAAGTACCTACAGTAGTTACATCCTACTCCCAGTACCAAAATATCTTTGGAACTACCTTCACAAGCGCTAGTAGTGTATTTACATACTTTACCTCAATCGCAGCTTATAACTACTTCAACAACGGAGGCGAAAGCTTATTAGTTGCCAGAGTAGTATCAGGTTCTTTCAGCTCAGCAACATCTCCTATCAGTGGTTCAAATACTTCTGGTTCATTATTACTAGAGACCTTATCTGAAGGTACCGGTATGAACAGCTCTAGCTCATTAGATGCTAATGGAGCTTTAGCTTCAGGATCAAAAGAAAACTATAGATGGCAGATTGTTAATTCAAATACTTCCTCAGGAACATTTGATTTGCTAGTAAGAGCAGGAAATGATACAACAACCACCCCAACTGTCTTAGAGACTTGGACTAACCTTTCTTTAGATCCTGAAACACCTAATTACGTAGCAAAAGTAATTGGTGACCAGACTTATAACTATGCAAGCTCAGGAACTAGCTACTACCTAGAAATTACTGGATCTTATCCTGTAAATTCAAAATATGTAAGAGTTAAATCTGTAACTTCACCAACTCCCGGATACTTTAACAACTCTGGAACATTTAAGAGTGAGTATACTAGTTCAATTCCTTTAAACGGATCAGGTTCCTTCACCGGAGCAACAGGTGGAATAATGAATGGTGCACAGTATTACGATACAATTAGTGATGGTAATAAATCGCAAGGTATTCCAAGCGGTAGCTACGACAACATGATTAACTTGTTATCAAATAGTGACGACTACAAATTTAACATCTTGTTAACTCCTGGTATAATTAATTCACTACACACTTCCTTAGCAACTTCAATTATCTCAAACACTCAAAACAGAGGAGATAATTTATTCGTACTTGATTTAGTTCCTTACAACTCACAAGTAGGTACAGTAGTGACACAGGCTGCTTCAAGAAATACTTCTTACGCTACTTCATACTGGCCTTGGGTTCAAGTAATTGACCCAGACTCCGGTAAACAAGTATGGGTACCAGCTTCAACCGTAATCGGTGGTGTTTATTCATTCAACGATTCAGTAGCTGAGCCATGGTTCGCTCCTGCAGGTATTAACAGAGGCGGTTTAAGTCAAGTAGTTAGACCGGAAAGAAAGTTAGCGCAATCTGATAGAGACACTCTATACAGCGGTAAAGTTAATCCAATCGCTACTTTCCCAGGACAGGGTACAGTAGTATACGGACAAAAGACTTTGCAGACTAAAGCATCTGCTTTAGATAGAGTAAACGTAAGAAGATTATTAATCTCTTTGAAATCATATATCTCTCAAGTAGCTAACAACTTAGTATTCGAACAGAATAGTGTTGCTACTAGAAACACTTTCTTATCTCAAGTTAACCCATTCTTAGAATCAGTTCAACAGAGACAAGGACTTTATGCTTTCAAAGTAGTGATGGATGAATCTAATAATACTGCAGATGTAGTCGACAGAAATCAAATGGTTGGTCAAATTTATATTCAACCAACTAAGACTGCTGAATTTATCTACTTAGACTTCAACATAACTCCAACAGGAGCAACATTCCCGGTATAATTTTATCTTAACGTAATATTTATAAACAAATAGCAAAATGGCAATTTTAACAGCAGACGAAATATTCTTTACCGCGTTTGAACCCAAAGTACAGAATAGATTTATTATGTACGTTGACGGTATTCCAACTTATATTATTAAGGGAATTACCGGATTGGGCTTCGAACAAGGAGAAATTATAATGAACCACATCAACATCTACCGTAAAATCAAAGGTAAGTTGAGATGGAACGATGTAACTTTAACCTTATTCGATCCTATTACTCCTTCAGGAGCACAGGCAGTAATGGAGTGGGTACGTCTACACCATGAATCTGTAACTGGACGTGATGGTTACTCTGACTTCTACAAAAAAGATGTCGTAATCGACATAGTTGGACCAGTAGGTGATATCGTGTCAGAATGGGTATTAAAGGGAGCTTTTGTAAAAAATGCTGCTTTTGGTGACTTAAACTTCGATAACGATACAGCAGCACAAAATATTACCTTAACTTTAGGAATGGATTATTGTGTATTGAACTTCTAAATAGTATTAACCTTAAAGAAAGAGCCCTCCTATTTATTAGAGAGGGCTTTTTTATTACATGAAACTCATACAGCTACTAAACGAAGTTATTCTTCCACCCGGATTAAAAAAAGAGTTATCAAAACTCAAAGACGAAGGCTGGACAGTGTTAGGAGGTGGAGATAATGGCATTGCACTTCAAAAAGGAAGCACAGTAAAGAAGCTTACCACAGATGTTGATGAGCTAGAACACGCTGAGAAACTGTTAAACCATTCTTTCACATGCATTATCCCTATCACAAACGTAGAAATTCTACCTGATAAAAGAACTGGGATCATTGACATGGTGGATGCTGAACAACTAGCAGAAGAAGAGAGTCAGGAAATCTCAATTAACGGAACTAAAGCAGAAGACTTCCTAGTATATGATGAAGAACTAAATATAGACCTTTCAGATAAATTAAAAGAGTTTTTAACCGGATTAAAAGAAGCATTTAAACAAGTAGGTATCAACCCAGATGAAATTGATTGGTCACCTACAAACGTTATGAATTATAAAGGAAGTTACGTTCTAGTGGACGTTTAAACCTAATTCATATATATTTATATTAGAACAGTTATAAAAAATAAGTATATGTCAGAATTTAAATTCCCAACAGAGGTTATTGATCTTCCTTCAAAAGGATTACTTTACCCTAAAGATTCCCCACTCGCTTCCGGAAAGCTTGAAATGAAATACATGACAGCCAAAGAGGAAGACATCTTAACCAATCAAAATTACCTTCAAAGAGGTATTGTAATTGACAAATTACTACAATCCTTAATTGTAAGTGATATTGATTACACTCAACTAGTAACAGGAGATCAGAATGCTAATG